ATAATCTATCATTCAAATTATATGTCAATCCCTCTATTATAGATTTATTTATAGTATCGTTTTTTCTTAAAACTGTTATATTAGTTTTAAATAAAACACCGTTTTTATCTATTTTAGCTATATTATTATATGAATAATTAAAATATAAAGATTCGTTTTTATCCAAAACCAAATTTTTTATAATAGGAAATTTTTTAGTTTTATATTTGATTGATATACTATGTTCTATTAAATTTTCATCTAAAACTTCTATAAAAGAATCATTGCTATATGTTTGATTTAATTTCTCATCTAAATTTCCATTATTAATAACATATATTTTATTCTCTGGTGAAATAACAATATTTCCAATATAACTATTTGTATATGTTTTTGTTTTTAATTTATCTGTTAAATTATTGTTAAATTTTATTAAATCACTATTTTTTCCATATATAACACCTACATATACATTATTATTTTTATCAACATCTAAACTTACAGGAACTCCATTTAATGATGATCCGCTTTTAGCTAAAGATGTGATTTTTTTCAACGTACCATTTTTATCAAATTTTAATATATGATTAGTTTTTGATAAAGTAACAAATAAATTCAAATCAAAATCTAATACTATATTATTTGGATTAAGTTTTGTAGATGGAGAAATTTTAGGGAATAAACCAAGCTCTTGTAAATTTATTGTTTTTTTAATAGTTCCGTCTGGTGATATTTTATATATTTTATCAAGTTCAATATCACAAACCCAAGCATGATATGACGGATAATTCATGGCAGCTATACAATATAATCCATTTAATGCTCCTTTATTATCAAGAGGACTGGATACATGAGGTATTGTTTTTATTTCTGTATCTATAGGTAAAGTTACAGCAGTATCCATGTTTTTGTTTTTATTAACTGTTCCTGTTATTGGAAGTTTATTTTTTTCAAATAAATCATCATAAGTATCTATTGTTTTTGAATTAAAATACTGTGGACTATTAATAATAAGATTTGTAGTATAAACGTATTGAGAAACATTTACTTTTCCGCTAATAGTGTTTAATGTCCATATATATGGATTATAATTATTTGCCTCTAAATTTGGTTCATTAAATAAAACATTTGCAGAAAATTGAATATTACTTGATTCTGATCTTTGAAAAATATTTCTATAATAACCTCCTGTTAAAAAATCTTCAGAATCTTTATACTTTATAATAGGTTCTTCTCTTTTATTTAAAAAAGAACTAACAGGAGTTTGTGTGTTAGAAAAAACTAAATTTAAAGGAATTTCTTCTTTTTCAGAAAAAGGCAAATAACGACAAAACCCACCTAAAGAATCGTATAAAGAAACAGCGTTTTCATTTATTTTGTCTGTTTCTAAAACCGCTACAGGATTTTTATAACCTAAACTTGCTATAAATGGAATATCAGATCCAGACCATTGCATTACTGGTAATGGATTACATCCATTTCTTGTAAATTTTATAATATCAGGTTCTCTCCATAAAGTAACATAAGGAATATATGTTTGTGCTGTACTGTTTGCATGACCAGGATGCAAACCGTCTATATTATTTGTTACAGTATTATTTCTTATTAAATTACTTCTTAAAGTAGCCCACAGTGTTGTATATTGTTCTTTTTTTGTTACTTGATCTTGATTGTACCAATCATCAACAAAATAAAATTTACCCTTTCCTCTTATTCCAACAGTAATTCCGTTTTTATATTCGTCTGTTAATAATCTAGACATAGTTCCATCTACCATAGGAAGTTCAAAAAAAACCTTTTTTATTTCTTCGCCATATTCGTTTATTTTTATTGGATACGGGTCTTTTGTTATTTTAACTGAATCTATTTTATTAAGAGAAGTATCTAAAAATCTCCATTCTGCTCTTAAAAACGTATATTTAGTTGGTATATCCAAAGAAGGTCTAGATCTTGAAAATTGTGCATACAAATCAACAAAATGATCTTGTTCAGATATAGGAGATGTTATTTCCACCTCAAATGGAAACTTGTTTATATGACCAGCTGGTGTTGGTGGTGGTATTTTTATAAATTTTATAGAATCATTTATATATTCTCTAATCGTTACAGTTTGTTCGTCTTCGTATTTTATGTTAGATTTAGTATATGCTAACATTTTTATTTTAAAATCACCCGATGAATCAAACGTAAAATTAGATAGTGTTGGATTATTTGATATAACACCATTACCTAAATCCCATTGAATTAATTTTAAATCTAATAAATCTTTACCAAAAAATTCTGGATCAGGTTTTAATGTAAATTTTGTTGCTCTTGCGTAGTTGGCATCAGTATCTTTTCTTACTGTTCTTGTTATTATAAACTTTTTTAATGGTATTGGTTTTACAATTATTGAAAATTTTTGTATTTCGGTTTTTGTTTTTTTGTTGCTAACATAAGTTATGGTAGCTACAATATTATATGTTCCTGTTTTTTTATATATTTTTTGTGTTGTATTTAAATTTGTTACTTTAACTTTAGTATTATCACCCCATACATAATCTATACTTGTCAAAGTAGATCCAGAAGGAAGAGTTATATTAAAACTAAATGTAGTAATATCAGGAAACCCTTTAAGAGATTCTACATAATTAGAAGTTACTGTAATCATATATTAAAATTGAATAGCTTCTTGTGCTATGTTATTATTAAAAATTTGTATTTGAGATGCTATATTTGGTAAAGAATTAAATACAGGAAATTTAAATTCATCTAATAAAATATTTTGAGTATATACCTTTCTATCATTTTCTGGATAATAATAATTCCATCCCAACAAACTAATACCATCTGTATATTGTTGTGTTCTTGTGTTAAATGTTTTAATTTCAGCTACATCATCTAAAGATAATATATCTGTTGTTATTTTGTTAATATCAACAAACATACCTAATTTACTATTTTGATGAGAAAATTGATTATTAAAAATATCTACTATTTTATTTGTTATATATGAATCAGAATTTATAGATGTTTTAGATTTTATAACACGCAAAATAGTAGGATCTAAATCCGAAAGTGTTAAAGTTGAACCAGCTGCGGGTGGTACATAAAAATCAAACATCATATACACAGGATCTATTGCAACCACTTCTGTTGTTATAATTTTTAAAGGATTAATACCGTTTAAAATTAATTCTTTTTGCGGAGGATTTAGAAAAATTTGATTAGGTGTTTTAGGAACACCACACATATATAAATTGTTAAAATTACATGAATTTGAAAATTTAATCTGATTATACATTATATTAATTTCTTTATGTGGATTCTTAAGTCCAATATCATAAAGATATTTCATATATTTCATTAAATAATCATTATTATTTAAAATTTTAACATCTCTTATTATATCAGAATAATTGTTCTTTATATAATTTTCATAATCATCTTTAGTAGAAAGCCTGTATTGCGCCCTGAATGACTGTGGTGCATTTCTTCTTATTTCATCTACCGTTTCTTCTCCTTTAAAATCAGTTGCTGGATATGAATTATTAACAAAAACATTAGATAACTGAAAAGAATCTAAATAATTTGCATTTATTGAATTAGTATCATCTAATATTTTAGGATATATTAAAGAATTATATCTTACAATAAAAGAATTAGATAATCCACCAGCACCCAAAATAGGTTCATCTGGATCTACTTTTAGATAAAAAATAACAACCTGATCTCCGGTATTTAATTTTTTTCCATTAATGTCATTTCCAAAAATTATTTCATATCTTTTATTTTCATTATATCTTATTTCATAAACAGTTTCATTTGCAGTATGCAAATATAATTCATTAACAGACGTATATTTTATCCATTCATTACTTAAGTAATCTTTTACATAAACATCAATACTATAATGATCTATAAATATATTTTCATCCAATGTTAAATATACAACTTCATTATCATACCCTTTTGCTGTATATAAAGGATATTCTTGAAAAGAACCTTGCTTCAATAAAACCCTATCATTAATAGATCTTATTTGTTCAGAAACGCCATCTGTTAATTTTGTGAAGAAAACATCAGAAGTAAATGAATATGAAACACCGTTTATAGTTACATAACTATATCTAGGTATAGTATAATTATTTGATAAAATATTCGGTCCGGCTGTTATTCTTATTGGAACAGTAGACGACGTTTTACCTACTGGTTTATAATTTAAAAGTTTTACTATTCTATTCATGTTTTCATAAAGCTGTGCTTCTGAAAACATACTTTCTGATGATGTTTTATTTAAATAAAACATCAAATTACCAAAAACTAAACTAATAACATCTATTACTGCTGCTAAATTAGATCCTTGGTAGTTTTGATCGGTAAAAACTCCACCTTTATTTAGTCTATCTATAATTAATGATTTTAAACTTAAAGCATCAAAATTTAAGTAAGAATTTTTATCTATTATTGTTTGGTTCATATATATTTTAATATTTATTTTGCTTTTAATAAAAAGTCTGTACTAAATTTTTTATTTATTTTTGGTATTTCATAAAAAACCATAATTCCATAAGAATTATCATCAAAATTTACATTAACTTTTATCTTTATTATATTTATTCTTGGTTCTTGGGTAGCTAAGTCTTCTAGTATTCTTCTTCCTATATAATTCCCTCTTTCTGTTGAAAGTGGTTCGAATAAATAACTATCCAAATCCATACCAAAATCAGGATCTAATACTTTTTCTCCTTTTTTTGTATATATACAGTTTTTTATTGCATTTTTAATAGCATTTTCGTTTATATCTACTTTTATATCATTACTGATAAATTGTTTTGACTGTATATTACCAGAACTACTCATAGTTAAATCTAGATGTAGATCACTATATACAACATTATCAAAAGTTTCCTCAGACACTTTTTTTGTTGGAGAATTATTTTGTTTGGGTCTTATTAAATTATCTAGTCGAACTGTAGCCATGTTAGGATAAATATATTTATAAATATTTTAATAATAATATGACAAAATATAATTCCTTTAATTTAATATACGAAAAAGCATTTGCTAAATATGCAAATGGTGGAGCATTTAGAGAAAATACACCAGTAAAGATAAAAGATAGTTATTTTTCTTCTCCTTACTTTAAACAAAGATATGCAGGGGATAAGGTATTTTCTGATTGGTTGACAAATTTAGTTAAATTAGGAATTTTCTTTTTTATACACAAGGTTCATGCAGATGGAACTATGATGGATAGACAAGATGCAAACGATTATGCTGGTTCTAATAATCTTTATTTGACAGTTAAAACAGATCCACGTAATCCATCATATCCAACAGAATTCAGCGAATTTCAGGTTCCAGCTGATTTTAAGTTTTTAGAAGTATTAGACTTTGGTCCTAATCTTCCACCAGTACAGGGGGTTCCTAACAAATACGAACAACCAATGACTGATTACACTCCACAAGAAGCACCTAGTTTTATCAATATAGGTAATTCTCCAAAAGATAATTCTTTAACAAAGAAGAATATCAATATAAAAATTAAAAAATAATTTTATCTATTGATAGTATTTTCTATAGAATTTATACAACAATAGAAATTTATTTCGTGATCTAGTACGAAATTATCTTTGTACATATATTCTCCTATATCTATAAGAATTAACTTTTTAATATTTTCTTTTATGTTAGATTCATAAAATATTTCAAATAAAGACTTTAATAAAGACTGATAATTATTATTAAATAAACTTTCGTTTTCTATAACGTACTTCCTAATAGAAAGTGAAGATTCTCCATTAAGAATCTTACTATATAAAGAATCAGAAAAATTAGATATATTATCAGATTCTAATATATTTAATTTTCCAGAAACAGAAAATAACTGAAGATCATTTATAATTCTTCTTATATCTGGAAATCTTTTATGTATAAAAGAACTTATTTTCTTCTTTTCATCATCTGTTATTTCTATTTTTTCTTTTACTAAAATAGAAATACTTCTTTTTATAACATCATCAACAGAAGTCTTTAATTCAAAAGAAACACATCTAGATTTAAGAGGTTCTATTATTTTAGAAATATAGTTTCCAGTAAGAATAAACCTTGTTGTGTTATGGTATTCCTCCATAACATTTCTAAGAACTCTTTGACTTTCTGGTGAAAGACCATCAGCCTCGTCTAAAACAACTACCTTTTTAAGTCCATCTATAGATCTAACCTGTGCAAAAGAAACTACTTTATTTCTAATGGTATCAACACCACATTCATCACTTGCGTTTATATAGATGTATTGACACTTCAATACATCATTTATTAAAACCTTAGCTAAGGTAGTTTTTCCTGTTCCTGCGTTTCCAAAAAATAAAAGGTTTGGTATATCATCTGTTATTGAATTAAAATAATTTCTTTCATTTTCTGTTAAAAGAACATCAGATAAAGAAGTCGGTCTATATTTTTCTACCCACAGATCGTTATAGTGAGATATTTTCATATTCAACAAATATATGCTTTTTTTGTTTGTTTGTCCATTAAAAAATAAAAAGTATCAAAGAAAAATATAGAAGGCAGAGTAAGTATATATAATTCAATGGCTATGGATAATTCTAGCGAAATAGATTCAATTATAGATCAACTAAAAAACGATTCAGTAGAAAATACAAATATAAAACCTGTACAAAAACAACAATCGTTGGGTTTAAATGATGATAATGTAAATGATTATGTTTATAATAAAACAGCAGAAGTTATAGAATCTGGACTTGATGCTATTAATAACTTAAAAGATGCTGTTTTAACAGGACAAGACCCAAAGGAGATATCAGCCCTTGCACAGCTTATAGGAGCTACTACAAAGGCTATTGATGGTCTTAATAAGATCAATCTACAGATAAAGCAACACAAGAACAATATTGAGGTAGCTAAATTAGAAGCAGATGGTTTAAAGAAACAACCAACACAGACAACAAATGTTATTGCAATAGCATCCAGAGAAGATGTTATGAAAAGACTATTTGATAAAGAGTCTCCAAGAGAAAAGGTTCAATTAATAGAAGATACTATTATAGATTCTTAAATCTATTCTAAGCTATAAGATTTTCTATATTTGTTTTCAGGATACTTCTTTCTGAAATCTGGATCATTAATCATTTGAGCATATGATTTTTTGGCAGCACCATGATTTACTAATTGTTTTATTTCTGAAACAGTTTTACCTCTTAATTCTTCTGGATCGTATGAATTTACTTCTGCTCCATCTTCATCTTCAAAATAAGGTGGGGGATTTTGTTTTCCAAAATTAGTTAAACCGCCTCTATAAAAAGAACCATCAACAGGAACATTATCTTCATTTTCTTCTAAAGACCCATAAGTTGCATTTGGAATGATAATACTTGTTTTATATGGTCTTCCTAAAGAATCGAAATAGAATACAGTAGCTTTATCCTTTGCTTTTTCTTTTAATCCTGAAATAAATTCTGACTTGTCTCTTCTAGAAAGAGGTTTAACTGTTTCTATTTTTGATCTTGCTATATTTTCTCTTTCTTGTTCAGAATCACCTTCTATAGATACTTTCTCTAATTCAAGATAGATAGAAGAATATAATTTATGCCATTTAGCAGAATTCATAAAAAATTTTACGAACTGCTTTTGATCAATTTCACCTTTATTTTTAGCATCATTTAATTCACTAAGAATATTTGCTTTAAATTGTTGTATATTCTGAGTCTTTAATAAAGAAGGATCATGAAATTTTGTAGAAGTAGTTGATAACAAGGCTCTATACAATTCTGGTTTTGTTTTTTGTATTTTTGAAATAGCTTTATCAGAAACACCTTTTATAATATTGAACATATCTAATGCTTTTTCATAATCATCATTATTATCTTGTTGAATTGATTTTTTTAATAAAGAAAATTCTGATGGTTTTAATTTTACAACAGACGCATCCAATGCTTCATCAGATTCCAATGATTGTCTAGCATATCCTGGTTGTAATTCTGATAAAGAAGATTTCTTTGGTACTTTACTAGTTGCTTCTGATATAATTTTGTTATAAAACCCATTAAATAAATTCATATGATATATTTATCATAATATTTACCAAAACAAATTATGTTTTTCTGCTAAATCCACAAATCCTTCTTTTATTAAATAATCTTTTACCTTATCAAAGAAATTTTTATTTTTATTTTTATTTTTGGATTTTAATTTTATTACAAAATCTGACATACTCGTATGTTCAATTATACAATCTACTTCTACTCCCGTATAAGAAAATTTCATTTTAAACGGCCCTTTTGGATTTTTTATTTTTGAAATAAATTTCTTTTTGTCCATAAATTAACTTATTATTATTTTTAATTTAAGTCAATAAAAATATTTAATGACAATAAAAAACCCACAGAATTTCTTCTGTGGGTTTTTTTGTGAGGGCTTTCGATCTCTTAGAGATAGAGGCGACCAACTGATTGAGCAACGTTTTCGGAACCAAGTCCTTTAACGATGATGCAGTGATAGTATAGACTTGCACCGAAGATATGATCGACTACGCCGTAACGGGTCATAAGACCAACTCTTGGAGAGAAGTCATTAGGACCAATTGTGCGTTGAATCATAACTGGGATGTAAGGACAATATACAATACCGGTATCATAGTATTCGGCACCTTTGTAACCTAAAAGTGCATACTCAATAGCATCGTTTGCGCTTCTTGTTCCAGCTAATAGTTGAGCTTCTGTACGAGTATCTCTGTAGATAGCGAAACGACCACCGAGATTACCAACCTTGGCAATGCCTGTAGGTTGAGTATTAACGTTGCCGTTTACTGGCATCCATTGAAACTCTGGTAACATCTCAAGAATAGTGCAGACGCGAGGAGTTGCAACGATGAAGTTGGCAGAACCACGGCGGTTGCGGATTGCGATGCGGTTAGCCTCGACAATAATCTTGCTGTAGAAGTCACGATTGCGTTCGCCGAGCCAACGGGCATCAGCGGAAGCAGCGTACCAGAAACTATATCCATTACCTTTACCTGCATTGAGTGAAATCTGAACCATTCTCATGATCATTTCACGGTCGATTTCGGCCTGAATTTCATACGACATAGCGTTTGTTAATTCAGAATCAACATCAAGACCATTCATGTTCTTCATATCTTGCTCAAGTTCAACAGACCAACGAGCAGCTAAACGACGAGTTTTAGCTTCAACGGCAGTTTTTGCGAACTCAAGTGATACTTGAGGAATGTTTCCAGTTAACTCAAACTGGCTTAAGAGTGCAGCAACACCTTGATCTTCTCCAACGACTGTGAAATCGCTGTTTCCGCTCAAGAATGCAGCACTAGTACCAGTAAAGCGGGTATCAAGAGTTTGATAACCGAGTTCACCACCGTCATTTTGGCGAGGAACGCCATCATTTCCAGCGGTACGTGGTCCAAGTGTGCTGTAACCATCAACACCTGTTCCACCTAAACTTGCGGTTTCATACTTATAACGCATAGCGAATGCCAAACCAACTGGACCAGCCATCGGCTGAACACCAACGATCTCGTTAGTGATAAGCTCAGGGAATGTACGACGAACCATAGGGATTAATACCTTTGGAAGTCTTGCATCACCAGTTGCATAACTATCACTGTTAGAAAGACCAGTCTGACCAGGAGCAGAACCACCGTAAACACCAGCGATACCGCTTTGATTACCGGATTCTTCAATGCACCAACGTTCTTGGTTTTCCATGAGGATAGCAGTAGATAAACGAGTGTGATCGTCTTCTAGTGGTTTTACTCGATCTGAACTATAGTTCAAAACGGGTGCCCATTTTTCCAATAACATGTCAGCACGACCTTTGTCGATGAAGCCTGTTGAGGGTTTGATTGTATTCATATGTTTTATTATTTACCTTTCTTTTTGGATTTTGTTTTTCTAGAAAAGAACCATTCTCTTCTACAACTTAAAATTTTTTATGATCTTCTTAATTCTGTTAAGTAATCAGTTACTGGGTTGAAATCATTATTATTTGATTTATCTGTTGATTCTGAAATTACAACAGAAGGAACCTTTACATCTTTTGAAAAAGATTTTGTTTTTGCTTGTTCAGCCAAAACAGTTCTTTCAGCTGAATCTTCTTTTTCAAACATTTCAATTACATAATTGAAATTTTCTTCAATATATGAAGGAGATTTATCAGATAAAATCTTTTTTAGATATTCCTTTTTAGAGGAAGCCATTCCTGTGGTCTTTTTTTCTAATAAAAGAGCGGAATTTAAATTTTCTAATTGTAATGAAATTTTAGCATTTTCATTATAAGATTCATTCAATTTTTCTTGGAGATCATTGATCTGATCATTACCCTTTTTCAAAACGGTTTTAACATTCTCGTTTAAAGTTTCTGGGTCAATTGATAAAATATCTTTAATTTTTTGTAATTGAACCTTAGCATGTGTATTAGCAACAGCTTCCTCTAATTGTTGAGAAGGTAAATTCTTTTCTAGATAAAGATCTAGGTAATTGCTCATTTCAGAAATGATCTTATCAGTAAATGATTCAGCTTTTTCGTTTAGAGCATTTGTGTAAAACTCGGAAATTTCTTCTAATTTAGAAGTATGGTTTTCATTGATGGCATCTACAACTTCTTTTAATTTATTGCAATGATCCAAATCAAGAGCTTCGATTAGATTTTCTAATTTAGAAGCATGGTCTTGATCTTGCTTTAACAAAGCTCCTTCTAATTCTAGAGAAAGCTTGGTTTGAACTTTTTCGTTTACTGCTGTTTCAAATGCTTCGGCTATTGCATTTGCAGTTTCTTCGTTTAATACACTTTGATCTAGTGTTTTTAAAATCGTTGAGATATCCATATTATATATTTTTATTTACCTTTCTTTGATACATTTTTATTGTTTTTTTTGCAATCACTGCATTGTTTTTTATCTTTTTTGCAATCATCACAGCAATAATCTTTATCTTTAATAATTTTTTTTACTTTTTGTTTTACCTTTTCGGTTAAAATATCCTTTAATAGTGAATCTGCTTGTGAATAGTTTTTTTCACAAATAGCAGTAATGAATTTTGAAATAGAATTTCTCATATATTTATTTACAATGTTTTTAGTGCATTAATGAATGCAATCACTTGTTCCTTCAAATAAACATTTTTATTATTCTTTGGAAGGTTACTTATATTTTTTTCAAATTTTTCAAATAAAGGTTCAAACTGACCATTATCTTGTAATATCCATTGTTTTGATTCTAAAATTCCATTAACAAATGCAGTAGGAACAGAAGGATCAGCAACAACATCAACAGCAACTAATCTAAAATC